TTGATGTCTGGTGAAGACTTAAAGAAGATCGATTTATTCCGCAAATGTCTAAGTGTAGACAGCGGACAATATCTATGGGTTGTTGGGGATATTCCTACTGGCAGTTGGTTCCGTACAGAGGGACTCGCGTATAAGTATGGCGATATCTTCTCCATAGGCAACGAATTGGTATGGGACGTTGAGTATCTCCCGTGCGTCTGTCCGAAATGCGGAAAGGTTGGAATTGAGTTTGAAGGCCGCGGTGCAAGAGTTTGCCCCAATCATTGTCCAGAGAGTGACAAGCTACACTCAGCTGATGATCCAAAAGTACTTAACGCCTATAACAAGGCGCGACAAGCACGTTTTGAATACAGGGAGTAAGGATAATGGCTGAAAGAAGAATGTTTGCGAAAACAATAGTTCTGTCAGACGAATTCCTTGATATGCCATTATCGGCAAGATGCCTGTATTTCACTCTTGGGATGTTAGCGGACGATGACGGATTTGTGAATAATCCAAAAAGCATTATGCGGCAATGCGGTGCTTCACAAGATGATATGCGAATCTTAATCAGCAAGCGATTTGTTATCCTGTTCGAGAGCGGAATCATTGTGATTAAGCATTGGAGGATCAATAACTATCTCAGAAGTGACAGATATAGCGAGACTAAATACCTTGATGAGAAAACGCATCTTTCGGTCAACGAAAACGGCAGCTATCATCTAAAATCGCAAGATTCTGGTATACCAGGTGGTATACCCAATAACGGTATACCCAGTATAGGTAAGGATAGTATAGATAAGGATAGTAATAATATTGGCGATTTTGATGAGGATTTTTCTTGCGATTCTGCCGATTACGCAGATGATAAAAATCCGAAAAAGAAGGATGTGGATGAGTTTTTCGCAAAGATCTGGAAAGCATATCCGAAGAAAAAGGGCAAAGGCGCTGTATCCGATGCCAAGAAGAAAAAACTGTATGAAGACGTTGGCCTTGATCAGATGCTTAGATGCATCAACAGATACAGTGATTACGTTCGCGGAAAAGACGAACAGTATATCATGTATGGCAGTTCATTCTTCAACAGTGGATATGTTGACTATCTTGATGAGAACTACGGGAGCGAAGCATCCGCAGACGAAGAAGATGCTCTGCCGTTTAGGTAATGGACAATGGCTAAACAGTTTTTAGACGAAAATGAAATACGGAAAGCGATATCCATTATCAAGAAAGATTCCGTAACAGGAGTTTTTGAGATCAGGATACTGGAGTCCGGGCGAAAAGATGCCACGGTCGGATACTTCACTGATGTGGACACGATGCTCGACAAATTGAGGAGGCAGCGTCTACAGGGGAAAAACGTATACATCGTTCTGAATGAGATTAATAAAGCCTGTTACGCCAAGACAGCAAGAGATGAATTTGTCCCGAAAGCATCATCTACAGGAGATAAAGACATCATTGGCAGATGGTGGATATTAATTGATTTAGATCCCATCAGGCCGTCTGACACATCATCGTCTGATGAATCAGTTGCGAAAGCAAAAGTCAAGGCTAAGCAGGTGTATGACTTTCTGAAGCAACAAGGCTTTACGGAGCCGCTGATTGGCTTTAGCGGAAATGGATATCATCTCTTATACAGGGTTTGTGTAAAGAACACGGATCAGGTAAAAGATACGATACAACGCTTTCTCAACACACTGAATGTTCTTTTTACGGATAGCGACACGAAAGTCGATACCGCAAACTTTAATGCGGCTCGTATCTGTAAGCTATACGGAACTTTGGCACAGAAGGGAAGTGATACGGAAGAGTACCCTCACAGGATGAGTAATATCATCAGAGTCCCGCAGGAATTCGCACCAGTGCCAATCGAATACATTGATAAGGTAAACCAGATTATACCTGATAAGCCAGATACTCCGCAGAGGTACAACAACTACAACGGCAAGTCTTTTGATCTCGTAGAATGGATGAATAAGCACGGAATCCATTATAACCCGATCAAGGTTGGTGACGGCACAAGGTACATACTCGATCACTGTCCATTTAATCATGATCACACTGGGAAAGACGCGATGATTTTCCAGAGCAATTCTGGAGCAATCGGATTTCACTGCTTTCATGATTCATGTCAGGACAAGACATGGAAGGACGTGCGGATTCTCTATGAGCCGGATGCGTATGAGCGCAAGTGGAAACAACAAGACGAAAGGATGTATGGTCATTTCAGAAGGAATGAACCAAAGCCGGAGCCACAGCCGTTAGTCCAAAAAGAGGGTAACCCGATATGGCTTACGCCGATGGATGTATTCAATGAGCCGAGGAGAGAAGTTCATTATATCAAGACCGGGTACACTGGCGTTGATAGAAAAATGTACGGACTCAAGAAGAAAGGCCTGTCGGTATTGACAGGATTGAGATCTGCGGGAAAGTCAACGTGGTTAAGCGGTCTGATTCTAAATGTTATCCAGGACGGCAACATTGTTGGATGCTATTCGGGCGAATTGGATGAACAGGACTTCATGCGTTGGATTATTCAGCAAGCAGCCGGAAAGACAGGGGTTGAACCCGGTCGGTATGAAGGGCAGTACAATGTTCCATTGCGAAACAGAAAGTTGATAAGCGAGTGGCTACAAGGGAAATTATTCCTGTACAACAACAGCTACGGAAACAATTTTCAGCAAATCCTGATTGAGGTCGAGAAAAAAATCAAAAGTGACAAACTCGATTTAGTGGTTCTCGACAACTTGATGGCACTGGACATTGATGGACTCGATTACCAGAAACTGGACGCTCAGAAGAAATTCGTCCTGTCACTGAAGAATTTGGCTGTTGCAGAGGATGTCCACATCATGTTTGTAGCGCATCCGAGAAAAACAGTAAGTTTTCTGCGATTGGAGGATATAAGCGGTTCCGGCGATCTTGCCAATGCTGTTGATAACGCATTCCTGATTCATCGGTGCAATGAAGACTTCAAGACGAGAAGTAAGGAAATGTTCAAATGGAAAGATGACCATATCGCATACTCAGGCACAAACGTCATCGAGGTGGCGAAAGACAGAGAGAGCGGTACACAGGATTGGTTTATACCGATCTGGTATGAAAAAGAATCCAGACGAATGAAAAACAGTATAGCTGAAAATGTCCTGTACGGTTGGCAAGAGGACAATGACGGCTTTGTAGATGTTCCAGAAGGAGATGGTATAGACTTCAGATGACAGAAAATGAAATCAAGACCTACCAAAGGATCGTCACTGATTACTGGAATCTTATGAAAAAGCTGATTCCGAAAACTAAAGACGATGCGTTCTGGTCGGAAACGGTCGATGAGTTAGGAAAGCTGCAAGCAAAACATAAACATAGGTTTTCTGCGGCATTGAATTACTGCGTTCTCGATGAACTGGACAAGGTGTCAAAGCTGAACGACATGTCTGATGTGAAAATCTACTACAACGTGATGGTGGATTGCGGGTCAGCCATGAAATATGCGGATGATTTCAAAGCGTTCACGAAGGAACTGAAATCCAGGTTCGGGAAATACAACGGCAACAGATTTGCGATGGCAATTTTCGATGTTGCACAGCAAGAGTCAGCAAGGCTGACAACTGAGAGAGAGGGTGATGGAAATTTTAAAGGTGAAACTTGATGAAGGGGCGTATAAGCCCGAAAGAGCCTATAGCACGGATGCCGGATATGATCTGCGTACACCGATAGACTTCACGGTTCCTGCACATGGCTCATATGTGGTGGACAGCGGAATACATGTTCTTGTTAAGCCTGGATATGTGGCATTTCTGAAAAGTAAATCAGGACTTAATGTGAAGCACAACATTACGGGAGAAGGGGTCGTGGATGCACTTTACAACGGGAGCATACACATTAAACTCTTCAACCACGGAGACAGCGATTATCGGTTTAAAAAAGGCGATAAGTTGATACAGATGGTCATCATGCCGATAGCAACGCCGGAGATCGAAATCGTTGACGAACTGCCAGAAACTGATCGCGGAAGTAACGGTTTCGGATCCACGGGGTATCGATAAATGAGCGATGCAGAACTCAGAGGCTCGATAGCCACAATCATGATGAGTCAGGCAACGATACTGAGGATACTCAGTGGGCTTGTAAGGCA